CGCTTGCCCACGCCCCATAAGATTATGGAAGTAAGGCTCTGCGTATTCAGGCAGTCTGCTCTGATAGGTGGTCGTCTCCCCGCTTTGTATAACTTGCTGGGGTTGACTGCTTTTTCCCTTTCCCATCTTTCTTCTCCGATTTAACTAAACTTAATTTTGTCTTTTTTAATTTATCTTTCTTAACAACTACAAATTCTTCTTCCCATGATTGCATTTTTAATTTTTTAACCCAACCCTTTCTTCCGGTAAGTTCCATTGCCTTGCAATCATTATCAATAGCCCAATTCTCAAGGACTTCCAAGGTGCTGTCCATCCATTCGTCCAGCTTGTCTCCTGCACAATATTGTATAGCAAGTATTCTTTTTCGTGGATAATGCATGATTTCTGTTATAACTATACCCATAAAATTTTCTTCATCATCTGTAATTATCCAAAGATGTTCTCGTTGCGTTAACATATCATGCAATAAATCTATTTTTTCAAAGCGACCATTTGTAACCGGAACAAGCCTATCCAAGAATTCTTCTATATCAGAATATATATAACGTATATATTCAGGAGGCACTAATGATGTTTTCATCATACGATTACTCCTTCTGCTACTTCTTCTAATTGTATTTCTTCTGGCTGTACCGGAGTGCCGGTTTTTTCTTTCCTAACTTTTGCAACAAGATTGTCAAAACTTTTACCACCAGCCTCGCTTGAGCCATCACCTGCATGAGCAACAACATCTGCCGGTATAACATATTCATCTTTAGATAAAGCTGCTGGCTGTGTTCCGTCTATCATTGCAGGGATTGCATCATCCAATCCGCCTCCTGCTCCATCAACCATACGACCATCTTGTGGAATCATTTGCTCAATCATAGCCAATAATTCCATTAATCCTTCTTCCCCATATGCATCTATATAACGTTTAAACACTTCATCAGGATTGGGATGTTGCCCCAATACAGCAGCAATAACTTCTTCTTCTAGCTTCATGCCACCATCAACAACGCCACCTTCTTGAAGCGTAATAAGACCGCCTCTTGACCAACCACGATCTTTTCTAACCCTTTCCCTAGCTTTAGTACGACCGCGTGCACGTCTAGCCAACACAGGATTGCTTCCAATTACTTCCTGATCTACTCCTATACCAAAACGTTCTGGCATAACAGGCTCTGGTATAGAAGGACCTATTTGCGAAGGGATAGGACCTAATTGCTCCATAATGCTAGAAGCAAAAGGAAGGTTAGGCTGATACATGCTTGCATCAGCTGTTAATCCTTGTATCGGCATAATTGGTTCTGGGCTCCGTATCGGCATAATTGGTTCTGGGCTCCGTATCGGCATAATTGGTTCTGGACGAGAAATAGTTTGACCCCTTAATGGATCAAAGGATGGGAACCCTCCACCAGTCTGCGGAATTGGCATATTAAAATTTATTGGAGGCAGACCTATCGGACCCATTGGTTCTCTGTAACTTATAGGATCATATCTTGTTTCCCAAGGCTTGCGTGGACCACCTGTAATCCTTGGAGGTCCACTCATTTGCTGATATGGAATATCCCGATCATCCCAAGGATTCGGTTCCCAAGGATTATTAAAAGGGTCCCAAGGAGTAATAGGAAGAGTAGGAAGAGTAGGGACAACAGGAGGCGGAGTAGGAACTGTTGGATCAGGCTGAAATGTATCAAGTCCACCAAATGCATTATATTGAAAAGGATTCCAGCCACCACCCATGGGTTGATTATAAACAGGAGGCGTATAACCCCTTATTCCCAAAGGCTCAAATTCTCTAACACCCTGATTTAATCCGGCATATTGATCCATTAAACTACGTCTTGGAACTGGCTGTGGACGTACTGGATCTACTGAAGGAGGATAAATAGGAAAAGTGGGCATTCCGGGAATAGTAATATCAGGAGGATTAACTGAACCACCTTTGCCGCCACCTTTGCCGGTTTGAACTGGCACTTGTGGCTGTGTTCCTAAACCACCAACGCCTCCACCACGACCACCAAAAACACCGCCTCCACGACCACCGCCTCCACGACCACCGCCTCCTTGCGGGAAAGGCATATTAAATCCTCCTCCGCGAATAGGTCTATCATTTGGTCCTAAATTTGTACCCCATGCTCCGGGATCTGGCGGGGGCATAGGCTTTCGTATAGGCTTTCGCATAGGCATCATCCCCTGAAACGGCATCGATGTCATTTGAGGCATGCCTCCAGCCATAGGTTGTGGTTGTGATCCTCCTTTTCCGCCCATTATCTTCTAACCGGTTCCATTAATTTTCTTCTTCCTCTTTTTTTTAACCTTTCTCTTTCTTCAATAAATTGTTGGTCAGGACTCATAGCTGTTTCTTCAACAGCTGGTTCTCTATTAAGCCTATCCATTAAAAATCTAGAAGTCTGAACAGGATCAGGAACATAATCAAATACAGTTCCCTTCAACATTCCTTCGGGCTGATAATCCCTGAACCTTTTAGAAGCACCTTCTTTATTCATATCACTTATTACACGCTGTTCGGCAGCCATTCTTTCTATATCTTCCTGAGTCTGTGCCATTCCACCCTTTTGCAGACGTTTTACCAATCCGCCATAACGCATATTAAATCCGGGAGGAAACACATTGCCTTCCAACATTTGTTGTTCTGCCTCAAAAGCAGACTGTAATGGATCGCCAGTAGCAATCATTCTTCTCTGTTCTGTCGGCATATAGGGTCCTTCATACTGATATTCGCTTTCTTCTCCCAATGCTTCCGGAGTATCCCAAGGAACATACATTTCACCAACCATTCCAGCACCTAACGATCCGATGGTATCCGGCAATCCTTCAGGACCTAATGCGGATTCAATACCTCCCATTAATCTTGATCCAAATCCGCCAGCTGCTTCACCAGCTGCTCCACCAGCTAATTCAGAACCAGCTTGTGTAAGTGCGTCAGCACCGAACTGCCCAGTTTGTGCTTCCAGTGCTCCACTCATATTTTCCAATAAAGATGATCCTGCTTGTGTCATATCTACTGTTGGTATAGCTTGAGGTAAATTTTGAACAGCTTGTGTAGCTGCTTCAGGCACTGCCTCTGTTGCTCCTTTGCCAAGTAAATCAAATCCTTCCGGCATAACACCTTTAAGCAAACCACCAGTAACACCACTCATAAGACCAGCAGTTAAACCTTCCTGTAAACTACCGCCTTCCGCTATTGTTCCAATTCCAGAACCTATAGCTGATGCAGCCAATGATGACAGTCCTGCTGCGGTTCCTGCTCCTATTAATGATGGTGCAATCATGGAAAACAACAATGGCAAAAATGCTTCAGGCTGTCCTGTATGTGGATTTGTGGTTAATTGCCCCGTAGGGGATAATTGCGCCAAAGCATCTACTTCTATAGGATTCATGTGTACCATCATGGTATCGCCATATCTTCCTCTTGAAGCCAGTTGATTCGCTGCTTCTTGCAGTGGGTTTGTGTTATTCATTGTGGTCTCCGTTTAATCTGTTTCTAACACACTCATAAAAATGTGAAACTTATTAGCTACACTCGCTGTCATTTTCACAATATCTGCCTCATCTAATACTAAAACTTCTCCGTTAGTAAGGAAAGCTTTTCTTGTTACTGTTGCAACAGTTTCCTTGTCCCATGTGACTGTAGCTGTTGCACTGCTATCCGTTAATTGCACTGTTAAATCAGTGTTACCTGTTGAAGAATTGTAAGCACTCATTGTTTTTACAATTGATACTTTATCATTAGGCACTGTATAAACACTAACTGCTGAAGTGGCAGTTAATGTTGTTACTACATTTTTATAATAATTAGCCATTACAATATGGCTTTATTTTTTCTTAGCTGCTTTAGCCTTTTTCTTGCCTTTCTTAACCTTTGCTGGTTTTTTCGGTGCAACTTTTTCCTTAGCTTCTTCTATTATCCAAGTTTTTTTACCCATTTTTCCTCCTATAATTTAATTAAGATAGATACCAATCAAAAACTTCTTGAACTGCCCTTATTTCATTAGGCGACTTCCATTGATTAAAATTTAAACGCAACTGATTAATTAGTCTAAAAAAATAAGTTTGCTCATACTCTCTTTTTGGCAACTCCAAAGGAACATTTACATTAAATGAATCGCTCATCTTCTACCATCCGCTTTTATATCAAAACGTGTATCACCCAATCGCCAAAGATTATCTGAATCAGTGCTTTCAATACGTATTCTCATTTGTCTTGCTCTTGCCCTAATATAAGAAACACCCGTAGTAGAACCAACAGATGCTGTAGTTGCCGTAGTTAAAGTGCCAAGAGGATAGTCCCTTGTTTTTATAGAATAAGTAATTGCCGGATCGCCTGAAGAGCCATAAAAATAAATATCAGGAATTAGCCTGTTTATAAACATGAACTGATCTCCATCCCCCGCATCAAAATCAGCACTCTCAATATAAGATGTCATTGCACTCTCATCATCATTAGAGCCTGTTTCTTGGTTATAAAGATAATTTGTCGTGGTGCCACTAGCCCCCGCTGCCAAAGGATTAGAAATAGATGCACCTATATCCATCCAAGCAGTTCTAGGCATTGTTCCTATACTCCAAACCCTATCCAAATAATTATATGTTACATATCTATCTATTTCATCTGAAGATGAAGAACAGTAAAACCAACTAACTTCATTAAATTTTGCATTTCTCATTGCAAATACTTTATATATTTGACTGTAATTAAAATTATCGAATACATAAGCCCTAACTGTACAAGGCAAGACCTGAATACCTCCCTCATAAACATAAAAATTATCCTTATCCATAAAATAAATAGCATTGTTTGCATTGGTACATGCTTGAGGAGAAACTATACTTACAGATTCACTGACCAAATTAATACCAAAAGTAAAAGGCGGTCCTATAAATTGCATGCTATAAATAGCATTATCAGTAAAAATTGCTATTTCCTGCCTCGTCCTTAGTCCCCCTACAATTTTTGAACCTGCTGATAATCGTAGGCTTCCGGCAGTATTTGTCGTTGTCGGAGTCCAATCAGCAGCATCCTCTTGGTCACACCACCTAACAAGCATAGGATCTTGAACAGAAGTTCCTATAGTATTGGCACCCAAACAAATAATATGTCTGTCTATTTCGGAAACTATAATTTGACTTGAAATAGTTGGAACATCGGAAGCATCTGATAAAGACGTAAAATTAACTGCCCTTGTTGAAACGCCATTAGTTGCATCCCAATAATAAATTCCCCCGTTTCTTGGATTGCAAACCATATCTTCTCCAAAATTATCCAACGTCCATAATCTTAATTGGTTTGTAAAAGACTGAGAAGCAGAAGAACCCCACGTTCCATCGCTCCATGTATTAACTCCCCAACCAACACCATAAATATATTCATCCAAACCTACATTCATTTGATAAGCACCAACAACGCTGGCACCGCCATTGCCGCTGTCGCTGCTATTCGCTGTTACTTCATCGCCATCTGTATCTTTGGCTTCAATGGTATAGCTGTTGGCGTTAACAATAGTTGCAATCTGGTATTCCTGATTTAATACTGTTGCCGTAATCAAGCCACCTAAAGTTGCTGCACCGCTATAAGTGACAAAATCGTTTGCCACTGCACCATGAGCCGTATCAGCTACAGTAAGCGTAGCATCGCCATTACTGGCTGAAAAGGTCACATCGCCAGCAGATGTGGTAGCCCGAATCGGTGTAATGTCATTAAAAACATTACCTTGTAATATATATAATTTTAGATGGGTTCCCAATCCAATAAACTTATCAGCCGCCAAAGAAACCCACTGATTTATTTTTCGACAAGACCCCAAAAAACTATTGGAAGTATTTTTATTCCAGCCACCTATCTTTTCCGGTCTTCCCGATCTAAACCTTATTTTATCGCCATCAAACCAGCCGCCTTCATTACTATAAGCAGTGCCTTCCTTGTTAATTCCGGGTTGAAATGTGTATCTGGATAATGGCATTACTACACAAATATAATTCCAGCCATCCCTACTACCAGAGTAATCAACGTGGCAACAATAGCTATAATGTTTGCAATAATTTCCATAATCCTATCCTCTAATTATTTTCTAATCGTTGGTCGATCTTTGCCCCCAACGCCTCCTTTTCTTCTTTGATTGCCTCCAGATGAGCCTTTAGCTCTT